AAGTCCGCCACATAGTCGGCGATCTTGAAGCCGTTGACCTGGAGCCGATAGCGCGGCTGCAGTTTGAGGTCTGAAATTTCACCGGCGCGCTCCAGTAGCTTAAGCTCACCATATCTCCTTGACTCTGCCATGGAAGCGAAGCGGATTCCGTCAATCTCGGTGGACTTGTTGCGGTACTTGTTCATGCGAAGAGCCTTTCTTGTGCGCCGGCACGCTCTATCCGCTTGCAAGCATCAAAGAAATAATCTGCGTCAATCTCCGTGCCCACGAGTTCAAAGCCGAGATTGTTGGCTGCTATCGCACTGGAACCACTGCCGAGGTGGGTATCGAGAATGCGCTGCCCAGGTTTTGCGTAGTTGGTGATCAGCCATTCATAGAGCGCGACAGGCTTTTGGGTGGGGTGAATTCTGATTTCGTTCTTTGACTTGCTTCCGTGAAACCCTTGAATCATGCCGTTCCATGGATATTCAAATTTTCTTACCGCAGTTTTGAATGAGGTGTAGGCCAGTTCGCAATCGGCAAATCCTCCTGACGTGAACTTGTCCCACACAATCCAGCAGGGCGAACTTCTGCCAATTGCGCTGGCAAGGTGATTCCCGCCCCAGATAATTTGATTTTCGCTTACCCGCTCCAGCTCTCTGAAATACGCTGAATCAGGCGGCTGCTGATCCCAAAGCGCCTTATGATAATTTGTTGACGTGGCAAGCTTGGACCGGTTGTTCTCACGATGTCCGTCCTGCTTAATCCCATAAGGCGGGTCGACAATCGCCAGATCAAATGCCTTATCAGGCAACCCGCTCATGTACTCCATGCAATCAATGTGATGCAGGGTCGTATTGCCAATGATTATTGGATTCTGGTTTTTCGTCATTTCAAAATCCCTGATTTAACCAATATCAACAAACTCGCCTCATGCGCCAGTTGAAATGCATCGTCCTTCTCGCTCCTGCTTGCCGGCCCCTTGTCGTACCAGTCATGGCAATTCCCGCACAGGTAGGCGCCGAAAATATCGTGCGCTTTTATCCCGCGCCCCTTCCCATGCCTGAGCTTGTTGCTGTGCGCCCAGATGGTAGTCGTGCTGTCGTGATTGCATGTTCCTGGCATCTGCATGGTGCAGACTCGACCCTCTGCGCTCTGGGTTATTTTTGGGTTTCTGTGGTTCATTTACACAAACCCCATGATCTGATCTACTACACGGTCCAGCTCTTCCCGTCCGGCGTAGTTAACCAATACGCCAGCCAGCAGGACATCCGCCACAGCGGAATACACCCTCTCGAACTCGGCATCATCCATCTTTGCAAAGCTGATGCTCTTGGCCTTTACCTTCATCCTCCCACGAAGGTCGAAGGTCTGGTCGTAGAAACCTGCCGAAATAATCACGTCCTCGCGAAACTGGTCGAAATTCTTTTGCACCGGCATTCCCTTGTAGGTTCTGCGCTTGCGTGGCGGTTCCCAAGCGTCGAAGCCAAGAGTCAGGAGAGCAAAGAACTTGCGTAGAAATTTCCCGTTTCTGGGTATGACCATTTCGGCTTGAGCTATTTCTCCAGCTCCAAGCCGAATCAAGCGCCGCCAGAATGCCTTCCACGCCCTCTTGTCATCCAGGCTCAATCCGTCGATCGCTCCGAATATCAGCTCACGGGCGCAATCCAACGATGCCGATTCGGGCATGGACAGACCGGTACGAACAAGGGTGATCTTGCTCATATGCACGCCCTGTAAACCGTTTGAACCGCCTTTGCAACCTGCCTATCCGTCCTGCCACCCAGGTATCCCACCGCCTGGTTGAATTGCTCCATGACCACGCCACGCTCTTCGCCTGTGGCCCCGTAAACTCCCGTCCTGATCTGGCGCTGGCGGATAGATTCAAGCGCATCCATGGCGGGCTGGAAGCGGCCATCCTGTGACAGCACGGCGCACACGTTGAGGTGCGCCGCCAAGGTATTCCAGCCTTGCGCGTCGAGCGTCCCATTCCACAGCTTGTTGACGTGAACACGGGCCGCCAGCTCCAAGTCGCGCCGCTGGTCGTTACTCAATGGCCTGGCCACACCTTTGGGCCGATAAGCCTTGCGCGGTTTTTTACTGGTGGCCATGGTCGCTTCCCTCGACGGTCGGAAGCGCCGACTTGATGCGCTCCACCAACTCATCAATCGGCTTGCGCTGTGGCCTGAAGCCATCCAGCATGTGATGAGCTCCAGCGCTGGCAAAAACATGTGGTGCCGCCATTTCCAGCAGCGGCATCAGCACATCCACCGCAGAGACGAACCCCCTCTCGAAACTAGGATTAACCGATGGCACGTCTTCCGGCGCCATGTATCCATGCCACTCGCGCCAAGCGTCAAGCATTGCGGTTCGCATGTTGAGTTCCATTATTTTTTCCCTCTGAGCACAAAACGAAGCACAAGGTAAATCGCGGATACAACTGCGAAGAGAAATATCCAGGAGGATTGTTCGATGGTCATGCCGGCCTCTCTCCGGTTCCGCGATAGCTTGCCCAGTCGAACGGAACGCACTGCCCACCATCCTCCTTGAGCCGGTCATAGATTCGCTCACCCAGAAACGCCTTGACCTCTTGAACCGTCAGGTTCGACAGCAGCAGGGTCGGCCGCCGCTTTTCGTAGCGCTCGTTGAGAATGTCGAACATCAGGTTTTTCTCGAACTCGGAACCGAACTGCACCCCGATTTCATCGATGATCAGCAGATCCGGGTACGTCAGCATGGCGATCGCCTCGCTTTCGGACTCTTCCGCACCCTTCCGAAACGTGTCCTTGACCCGGCGCATGGCGCGCTGGACCGTGGTAAACATGGCGCACCGACCTTTCCCCATCACCTGAAGCGCCACACCCACGGCGAGGTGAGTTTTTCCAGTTCCAGGCTTTCCGCAGAAAATCGCGCTGCGCCCGGTTTCTGCCACCTTGTCGAACTGATCGGCATACGATGCGGCGAATGCGAGGGCGCGCTTCTGGCCTTCGCTTGCAGCCTGGTAGGAGACCAGCGTGCGATTCTTGAACCGCTCCGGTATGCCGGCTTCGCCCAGCCTGCGCTGCCATGCTTGATGCTTCTCCGATGCCGCTTTCTCGGCTTCTTCGATCTGCCGTGTGGCCTGCTGCTCAATGGCGCACACCGGGCAACCGGACCAGACCATGCGGATGATGTTTCGGCTTTCGTATTTCCCATGGTCAGGGCAGTTTCCATGCCTGATCTCTGGGTCAACCACCAGTAAATCATTCACCCTGAATGGCTTTGCGTCGGCTTTACCCTGCTCCTGGTTCATAGCGCAGTCACTCCTGTCCCGTAGTTTTTCTCTGTAAAGTTTTCCGGCGCCGGCTTGACGCGTGGTGGCAGCGGCGATGCCAAGTGCATCTTGTCGTGCAGCGCAGATTGAATCAGGGCTTTGTCCCATTCTGCTTGCGTTCGGACGGTGGGCCGTGTCAGCCAGTGGGTGATAAACTCTCCGAGCTTCGTGTCTGGGATGATTACCCCGGCCTGTTTGGCCAAGGTTGGCAGGTAGTCGGAGGGCTCCCATCCGACACACATCGAGAACTTTCCATCCTCGCGTGCGTTGACTGGCTGGCTGGTAGGTTTTAAGTTCTTAGATGTAGATGAAGATGTAGCGCCGTCACCTCGCCGTGCGCTTGGTGAAGTGTCTGGTGATTCATTTTCTATCACCTTGCCGTTCACCTCGCCGTGGCTTGGTGAAGTGTCTGGTGATTTGAAACGGGTGTTCGCACCACTCACCGAGCGCTTCCATTCGTCCACTAAAAATCTGGATGAGTACCAGCATTCCTTGTGTGATTTTTCAAGCAAGGTGATCGGGTCGCCCTGCTTCCTGGCATGGGTAGGTGTGTGAATGTAGGCATCACATCCTTTGTCGCCGCCCTTTAGAACGTCACGATCTACCAGCTCTTTGAGTAGCTTCAGAGGAACGCCCGCAGCCCTTGCTATATCAGCCATAGGCCAGCGCAATACGCCGTATTCATCCGAGTCGTGCATCAAGCAAAGAACATCAATCCATGCGCCACGAGCCCCTTCTGAACAGCGCCGTAGTTTTGCATTATTACGCCAGTCGGCCGGGTAGAATTGGAAAGAAGGGCGCTTCATGATTTCCACTTCCCAGGCGACGTGAGTGGTTCAGGTAACGTCACTCCTACCCCTCCGCACTATCAATCTTCAGATCGACAAACGCCGAATCCTCATCCTGCAAAAACTCAGTACAGGGCGCATTGCATACACTGGCCGGATGTTTTCCAAGCCTTCCGCACAGCATCACGCCGCAATGGTTTTCCTGGTGTTGGCAGGGCTCTATCGCCACATCGTTGATGGGCGCATTCATGCCGCCACCTTCTGCATCACACTCGCCAGTTTGGACAAACCTTTTGCTGTGATCCTTACCTGGTCGCGTATGCGGTCGTTCCCGTCGGCGTCAGGGACTATCCGCGATTTATGTTCAAGGTTTCCGCATTGAATGTGATTCTGGTATCCGACCCAACTTGCACCGCCGGCGCGTTTGTATATCCACTGGTTAGCCTGGAGCCAGGCGGTTAAATCCTTTGGGCGTACCTGTAATTCCTTGGCGGAATCCGTGATGCACAACGAACCGTCAGCCGTTGCGATTCGGTCAAGCGCTTCAGCTTTTGGGGAAAGCTCATCAACCTTGCTTTCAAGGGTAAGCACTTTCTCGGTGTAAGAAAGCAACAGCACGCGCATGGTTGCCGGATCTGACAACGCTTTCATGGGGTCAATGGTTTGACTCGATTCCAGCTCTTGCCAGCGGTCTACCAGCTTGGCGGTGAACTCCGGGGAAAGCTGGGCGACAATGATGTAGCTGTCGCGCTTGCCGATCTGATAGACGCTGATCATTTCCTCGCGCCGCTCCCGCTGTACTTTGACTTCCACCAATGGCGGGAGTGAGATAACCCCTCGTTCCGCAAGGCGTTCTATGCTCAATTTCACAACGTCATGGCGGGATTCAACCAGCTCCGCAATTTCCCGGCTGCTCATGGTCTGGTTTTTGGCATTGCTATTAATCAGTTCGTTCATGGCGGCTACCCCCTAACGGCTTGCAAAAGTTCCCCGGTGGCCTTCATCAGCGCCAGCAGGAGCGGTTCAAGCATCAGGCGCTCATTGGCGTCAAACCGGCCATCCTTGGCCGCCTCTGAACCCTTGCCGAGCAAATCCGACGCCGTTCCGATCAGCGACAGGAACAGCCGCACTGATTCGGCAGGTGATTTTTGCTCAAGCTCGAAGTCCATCGGAACCTGCCCGACGAGCTGGGCCAAGGCGAACACACCACGCTTGGCCTGGGAAAGAACAATAACTTCAAGAATGGCGGCGAAAGAAGGGGGTGGCGCTTCGTGGTCGGGGTTGATGCCGTTCGATAGCGTGTTGCCGTTCATGCCCATTGCTTCTGCAATGGCGCGGATACCGCCTGGGAACTCTTTGGCATCAGCCTGCAGCGCAAGGAACAGCGCCCGGTGCGCGTCTTTTGTGGGTCTGGTGTGCCTCATAGCGAATCCCCTTTTATTTTCGTCTTACGGTGTTGTGCGGGCAGTGAGAGACTGTGCTCAATGGGAAAAGGAAGGGGGCTCGCAGCCATGCGGTTAGAATTGAGTTTCGACACAACAACGCTACGCATGAAAGGAACCCCCTATGAACGAAGAAATCGAGCAACTAAAGCAAACCGTCGCCACCCTGCGAGCTGACGTGAACATGGCGAACTCCGCACTGATCGCAATTGCCGCAGCACTTGAAAAAGGGCCTCTGCAATCTCTGCACGCTTTTGATCTTCTCGCCGAAGTTGAGATTGCAGACACGCTTGCCGCGCCTCTCGCAGACGAGTGGCCACAGCTTTTATCCTCTGCTCGTGATCGGATGGAGGGGCGTTTTCACACGGCGATTGAGATTTACGAAGCCAGGGTGGAACCGAGTACAGATAAAGATCGACCTCCGGTCGGGCATACCCCAACCGACGAGCAATCGACGACTGGCTCTCAATGATCTGTTTATCGCTCATTCCGCACCATCCGATTCGCTGCGCCAACGATCGGCCTCCCTGTGTTCGCCATCGCGGCGTTCACCTGTCCGGTGCTCTGTAATTGTTCTTGGGGTATGTCTGCCCCGTAGATGTCGTCGAAAGAAACGACAAGGCCGCGCTCTCTTGCTGCGGCAATAACGCGCCTCGCAACGTCTGGAGGAACTTCCTGTCGCTGGCATTCATAGTGGCTAATATTCCCCTGAACCATGCCAATAGCGGCAGCGAAATCAGCCTGGGATAGACCAAGCTGATCTCGGATTGATTTAAGGTTATTTGTTTTCATAGCGGCAATACTAGCGCAACTAGTTGAATAGATCAATAGCGCCTCTGGTTGCCAAAAAAACAGCGCGTCTAATAATGACAGTATGAAAAAACCAAAAACCCAACCGACCACCGACCAGATTGACGACTATTCGCCAAGCGTGCGGGGATGAGTCAGCTTGATTTTGGGCAGAAATATGAAATAGGAAATCAGGGAATGGTTTGGCAGTATTTGAACGCCGACAAGCCAAAAGGGGCTGTTCTCAATGTCTCTGCGGCTATTAAATTCGCATCCGGACTTGGTTGCTCGGTATCCGAATTCAGCCCGACAATTCAGGAAGAAATTGACCGGCTCTCACGATTCTCAACTGAACACAAAGGGGAAAATATGGCTGAAAAGAAAATAGTGGTTGCCCATGTTCCGGACATTCCGTTAAAGACTTATGGCCCGTTACACCCAGAACCCGAAGAATCTCCGTTTGCCGGAATTTTCCCCGACCTTGCGGCCTTAAGGGGATCTTCAGTGTTTGGAATGTTTGATGTCAAAGCAGCCTGTGGTGACGGCATTGCAAATGCAGATTACCCGGAGACGGTTCGGACTCTTGTAATGTCACCCAGCGAAGCGCGCCGCCTAATCGGCAGCACGAACAAGAGCGGAGCTATCAAAGTAATTGTTGCAAGCAAAGACAGCATGGTTCCAACGATCAACCCCGATGATCTGCTGTTTGTTGATACCTCAGTGGCGGAATATATCGGGGAGGCTGTGTATATCCTGAGACACGGCGGAGAGCTAGTTTGCAAGCGTCTGTCCCTGGTAGGGAATACCCTAACCGTCAGCTCAGACAATAGAGCTTACGAAAGTTGGTCTTGGTCTGATCGAAACGAAGAAACCGCTATCGTTGGTCGCGTTCTTCGTGCGTTGCCGATGACGTTCAAAAATTTTGGCGCCCTACAAATGCCTGGGTAAACCCAAATACACCCATGCATCTATCTGTTATCCGGCTGACTGAATCAGCGGCATCTACAGCACAGCCGCTAATCGGCACACTGTCTGCCAGCACGGGAGCACAGCTGACCGGATACCATGGAAAGCCCTACTTGTGGGCAATCGGTGGCGGAGAATACCACCCGCCCCTTCTGTCTGGCATTGCCGAGACCAAGCGCGAGGTGGAGCGCATCGCCGAGCAATACGGAATAAAAGAAGCGCTGGATTATTCGGTCAAGGGAAACGAATATTTGATCGAAATGACTCGCAGGAACTGGCCGGTCGCATCGTATCTCAAGCGCCAGTCCGGAAAATACGCCCTGGCCGTGTGGACCAACACCCTTGACTACCTGATCGGGGCTGAACCTGTCGCTTTCGAAGATCATCCGTCCGAGCAGGCGCTGAAGGAAGCCATCACCCGCTGGAA